ATAACTTCGGCCGTTCCCTTATAGGGGTTCGGCTTTCCGTCTTCGAGCTTATCGACCGACATCAGCGCATTGGCGGCATCCTCCAGTGCCGGCGGAACCACCAGCAGGTTGGGCATGATATTCAGCGGGCGGGCGTTTTCGTTCTTCAGCTTTTTCATGGCCGTGCGCGCTGCGCCGTAACTTCCCTGCGCTTTCGCCAGGGTGGTAATATCCAGCTTTTTTGTGGACTTGTTGCTAACCGTGCCGTCTCCGACCGGATGATCCGTATCGATGAAGGGCTGGCCGTCGTAGCACTCTTCTTCGAATGCATTGTTCAGCCGGTCTGCAATCAGCTCTTCAGGCCATGCCGCAGCAGCTGCGCCTTCCGCAGCGGAAAGCGGTCCATAGATCCCGTAGTTATCATCCTCTAGATCATCGCGCTTTACGCCGATGGTGGATTCATACGGCTCGTTCGGGATCGTTTGCCCAGAGGCACTCAGATACTTAACGTGCTTGTCGCCGATCCATTTACGAAGGCTCGGCCATCCATCCTTCAGCCAGCCATAGTTATTGGAACTGCTTCCGGACGGAATGCGCGTGGCGATCTTGGGCCACATGGGCTTCGCTTCGGCCAGCGACTTATTAAATGATGTAACGATGCTCTTAAACAGCGCTAACACATTGGTTTTATTAATCAGCATTATGATTCTCCTTAAAAGTTAAACTGATCAGGGGTTAACCGATTTCGACCCAGACACCGTCGTCGTCGATCTCGATACATTTTCCGGCTGCGGAACGCGCACCGCCGTTATCGGTCTTGGAGACGGTTTTCGCATCTTCCAGATAGACCGTCTTGCCCAGGCAGGTCTGATCGACCGCATCGGTACCGCTGTTATCCAGCTTGAATACACCACGGCGTACTTCAGCCTTCAGGTCGCCATTAGCACCCGCCGAGTTGTCGGAGGTTGTCTCGGCACGGCCGAGAGCGGTCAGGGTGGCGGATTCAGAACCTTCCACGGCATAGCCTGCAGCATTGGCGCAGACAATGTTGCCCATTTCAATGCGCGCGGCGGCGGCGATCGGCGGGGTGATCACATCGCCCGAGCGGGTGGGAGTCATACGTTCCATTATACTTCGCCTCCATATTTCTTAAGATCTTCAGCGGAATGGCCGAATGTGTCAGCCATTTCAGTTTCTGCCTGGTTAAGGGCGGTGTCGGATTCCGGGGAACCGGTCGGAGCCTGGGTGCCTTCCGGAACAACAGCCGGGGCTTTCCCGTAGGTGCCTTCAAATGCATTGAGGGCCTCTTCGGTTTTAATTGAACCGATGTGGTAGTCCTTCGTGGCGGGAGCAACTTTCCCGGTTTCAACCGCATGGTTCACGGCCGTTTCCACTTTGGTCTTAAACCCGGCTTCTTTCTGCTGCTGGAGTTTGCCTTCAGCAGTTTCGGCGCGGTTCAGCGCAGTCTGATAATCCGCTTGCGGCACGAACTTATCGGTCGGCGGGTTCTGCGCTGCATTCAGCGCGGTCTGCTTTTCAGACTTCAGTGTCTGGACAGCATTCAGCGCGGAGGCCAGATCTTTGGCCTGGTCGCCTGTGGGAGTAAGTCCCAAGGCTTCCATCAGTTTTTGATCCATTTCATTCTCCTGTGTTGGTTGTTGGTGATTAAGCGCTGAAACGCGCAAATTCTTATTGTTGGTGAGACCGCCCCCGGTGATCACCAGGATGTCCCGGCTTTCCGGATCATAATCAAACACCACGGAAATAAAGCGGTATTCACGGCGCTCGACATACCCTCGCCCCAGATCGGTCCAGTCGACCTGAGCCTCGATGGCCCCGTTGGCCGCTACGCGATAATCGGTAAACCATCCGCAGGCCGGCGCGGGTTCGCCATAGCCGGCACGGAGGTGGGTGGCGTGCTCCAGATCAAGAACCGCGCCGTTTCCGGAGGCATGATTCTTTGAGGTGCCGAGCAGCTCTTCCGGATTGGTGATGGTCCAGGTGCGCTGATCCCGGCCCTGGATGACAGTGCCGGGCGGAATCAATTCGACCCATTCCGGTACAGCACCTTTGACGGCATTCAATGCCACGCAGATACTTTCATGCGCGGACGGCTGCGCATGGCACAGCGCAACCGCGATTTTTCGAGAAGAGGGTTTTTGTGAATTCATGGGGCGGACTATTCCCTATTAATTGTCCGCCGGTCAGGGTGCCGAACGTCACCCGTGGGCTTTGCCTGTTTGACAAATCATCAATTAGGAGTAGGTTACGAATTAGCCGAGGCGAGTGACACGGTGATATTCTGGCTGCCGTAGGACGCTTGCAAAAGCGGATCGCATTGCGGGGTTCATGCCAGGCCCCGTCTCGCCTCAGCGCTCTTCACTAATCAAATCCAGCTTCTGGCGCTGCTTGTTGTAGGTTTTTTCATCCACCCGTTGGAAATTCAGCAGATAGTTTTCCTTCCCATCCTGCGTGGTCTTGGTCACTGCGCGATAGCGAACTCCGCCATGCCGGTAAAAAACAAGCCGCTGCAGATCCTCTCGAAAGATTTCGCCCTTCGCCAGGATATCCGGCAGCAGGCAGTACTCGGCATCGGTTAATTCCGGATGGCCTTTGCTCCGACCGGTCTTTCCATCCTGCTTCAGCATGGAATCCTCCGAAAGCAGAACCGTCCGCGTATCGGACTTCATCAGCTTCTGGGTATCCGGATTCAGCGCAGCCACCGGAATATTCCCCTGGGGCGTCTTCCGCCAGCGCCCGAAAATATCCGGCTGCATCCATGCACGGTGTACCGCCTGTGCAGCGGACGCGGAAACGCTGTTTAAACGCTCTGTAAATCGACCGAGTTGCTCCGGGTGCCGGGCCTTGCCGGGATTAAAATTAAAACCCGGCGTCACACCTTCCGGAACGTCCTCGGTCTCACCGGTGCGCGGATTCTTCCACTTTTTCATTTTATCGGAAGGCGCTTTGCTGATGCCTTTCTTCTCTGCTGCACGTTTGGTCAACTGCCGACCCCAGCATTTACAACCCCATCCATTTGGTGGGAAGTGGGTATCCCACCAAGGATCATCTGCAGGCAGAATAAGACCTTCCCAGTCAATATGCTGCTTCCGATGTTTTTCAGAAGGCCCTAAACGATATTCAATGTAGGGCAGCATTTTCTTTGTGCGCTCTATGCGCTCCCATGCCTGATAGGCTTGGGCTGTGCGAATATTCTGGGAAAAGATAATCTTCAGGCGGCGACCGCTGCCCAGTTGGACCAGCTTCTTTTCGCCGGTCTTTGGATCCACCATTTCCTTTTTGCCCCACCAGCCGAGTTTCTGCAGCTGCGGCTCCAGGTGCTGCCGGAAATCGCGGAAGGTAGTTCCATCCTTGATCGCGCCGTCGACCGCGCCCCGAATACTTTCCAGGACATCGATCTCCATCGCCTTGGCCACCGTAAACGCATAGGCATGCTCCTCTTTCCAGATATCCTGGTGCGAGAAACCAACTTTCCAGCCTTTGGAAGAAAAATAGTCGACCGCCTCTTTCGGTACCGGCCCGGCCGTATAAGCTGCTTTCGTCTTTATTGGCATTACTTAACACCCGCATCGTTTAAAACACAAAGGCCACAAAGCTTCGCGTACTTCGTGCCTTCGTGGTTAATTATTTATGATCCGCAGATCCACGCGCTTTAAACGCGGCCGTGGCCAGCAGGGCGGTCAGTTCGCCGGTGTCCATATCCGCATCATCGAGCACAGCCTTCATTTCCTCATAGGAATTACAGGCCTGCAGTCGGTCATGCAGCGGTTTAAAGGTTTCATCCTCGACCGCTTCCCAGCCCTCGATCGCGCCGGCCAGGATTTCTTCGTAGGCATCTTCCTCAACTCGGTTGAGCGCCCGCTCATAGATCCCGCTGGAT